ACCGCTTTTGATGTTGCTACATTATCTTCACTTGTTGAATTAATGTTGGATGAAAGTTTAGATACAAGAAGATATTTCGTTAGTGATGTTTGCACTGTTGCAATCATCTGTGCTAGTTTTTTACCCGCTTTTGCGGTTAAACCTAGGCTTTCACTTTCTAAACCAGTATCGTTAGTAAGCAACACAATGCCTTTAGTTTGAGTGTCGGCACTCGGAACATGAAGTATTTTAGTGTACTCCACTTCTCCATCTGCTAGACTTCTGGCTTTTTCAGCCGATTGCGCAGCCTCTTCAGCTTTACTTGTGGCTATATCGGCATTGTTTTTGGATGTAATTGCGGCTGATGATGCAGTTGTTTCAGATTGTGCCGCTTTAGTTGCATAGTGATAAGCCGAATATTGATTGTCTTGTACGACTTCATTAACTGGATTGGCCGCCCATTTGTGAGCCATGTTTTCAGAATTACTAGCCGCTTGCTGGCTGCTTTGTGCGGATGTCGCCGCTTGTGTTGCCGTATCAGCTTTTTGAGTTGCAGTTAAAGTATTTGCAGCAACAGATTGCGTATTTTGAGCGACTTGTTGAGCTTTATCTGTTACATCATCTCTCGCATTATTAACGCTCTTTTCTGTTTCAGTGAGCATTTTTAGCGGCACTGGGTGCATCGGATCAGTTGGCTCGGGGATTAATGGACTTTCTTTAAACCCTCTCCCATCATCTCGCATCTCAGGGATGCGCTCAAAACTCGTTTGAATTGCATCAAATTCATCAGATACGGCTTGTCCGTCAGCTTTTGTGTATGGAGTAAATTGATGTTTGCGTTTATACCAGCTTTTTTTAGACACGATAATTTCTCCGGGTGATATAATTTAAGATAAGTCCACTAATTTCAAATTGTGGAGAGTAGATTGATGAGCCAGCAAATGATAAGGCAATATTTCGGCTATACCCTGATAATTGTAGTGTAGGCGTTGAGTAATCTTCAGCAGACCAAAGAAAATCATTCCAAAGAGAATCATTCCAACGACCGCCGCCGCCGGCAATTTCTAAATCTTTACTTAATTCGGCTGAATGATAGTTTGAATTGTAATCAAGATCGAAACGGAAACTTATTTTTGATTTTCCATCGGTTGTTGCTTGCAATTCAGCGCTATGCCAGCTTTTTATTAATGTTGGCGATCCGCAATGGTTAAATGCCATTTTTACAGTCCAATCTATGCTTTTACCCGAAAAGGAATAGCATTTATCAGACTGGCGATAGACTTTACCATCGCTAAAAGTAATATAAACTTGATTAGGCGATTGCCAAAGACCTTGTAACGGCTCAGGGTAAATAAAAGATGTACTTCTCGTTGTGCCGTCAGGTTGCACCATTACGCATAAGTGCCGCCCCTCAGACGAATAGAATCTAACTTGGTTTGATTTGGCTTTGGTGGAGGAATAAACAATGTTATACGACTGTTTATCAAAGGCAAGTTTGCGGTTTGCATCCATTTCGCTTAATCTAAAGTCACCAAATTGCTCGGTTTGATCTATTCTAGTGATACCGTTTTTTGTAATTGCAATAGGTATAAATGATGTTTGCAACGTATTAGGATTTATGCCAACCGCTGAGATGTCTTTTAGCACCCAATCTTCACGACCCGAACCATAAAGCCCTGATGTTTTATTTTGACAACCAATAATTAAAACGCCGCCGGTGGTGGATGATAATGCAGTTATTTCATCCCCTAAACCGAATTGCTCTGAGCCTAATAATACCGCCCAACGATTAGGATGCCCGACTAATGAATGCCCTAATTGACCGCCAGCGAATGATGCAAATAGATGATTTCTGTGCGCACAAATATATTGTGGACTATCATTATTCACTAAAATTGGAATGATAATCCCATTCGGACGAACCTCAATAATCTGCTCGCCATTACACCCATAGGCATAATGCGTATTAGAACCGCCATAGAAATTGTGGTAGATAAATTGCCAGTCTTTCCCTTTGGTTAGCGAAACCCTGTCACATTTTTCTATTGTCGCAACGGTTGTGCTATTTACCTGTAATGGTTGATTAGCTAAAACAGATTGTGACAAGACAACATAGCCCGATTTACTATCAGGCTCTAAAGATACCGAATGAATCACACCTCTAACATTGCCCGATGTAAAGTCTGAGTTATCCAATAGATTTTCAGGTTTAACTAGGTTTTTTAACTTGGCAATATACGTTGCTTGAGCGGTCGTCCAACTATTATCAGAACTGATAAATACACCGCATCTATCACCATCATCACGAAAAGCGATCAGATTATCATTCAACTCTACAACGCCACGAATATTTCCAGTTCCAGGAACAGGAAATACAGCATCAACGCCTAACTGAAATGCTTTTCCCCGATAAACTAAATCATCAGCAAAATCGCCATCAATAGAACTATTCACATAACTTGCAGTAAAGCTAACGCCGCTAACAGAAAAACTTGCTCCGTTGGTCATTGTTTCAGGCTTTAAAAAAGCAACAACAAAGGCATCATCTAACACATCAATAATGCGGTATTGTTTACCGTTATGGGTAAATGCTTTATTGTGAAATTGCTCTTTATTGGCGATATTCCCAACGTGCAGCACGGCATAAGTCATTTGAGATGGAATTGTTTTACCATCCAAACATTCATACCCCTCAATTCGAGAAAATCCACCGCCATAAATAGGCTGCACATTTAGCGTACTAACCGCATCACTACTAGCCTTTGCGATTGGAGGAGTAGATAGATCCATCCCGCCACTAATAGCGATAAACTGTGATTGATTTCTCGGTAACTGTGCCATTTATTTATTTGCCTAATGATGGAGTTGGTAAGAATTGAGTGCAAAGTAAGTGCAAATATTTATCCCATTCGTTTTGCCCACGCAAAATTAACTCCTGAGCATTTTGCGATAAGGCTTTGCCTTGCATTGCATAATAAACAATAGCAACATGGAATTTTTCAGGAATGAAAGGAGTATCAGCAGATTCTTCAAGAACTTGAGGATTTTTAGAAGAGAATCCCTCTCCCCAAAAATCCTCATTCCAATCACGCAAAGATTGAATATCTAGCCACGATTCACGAATTGCATCAACATACTCTAGACTACGACCTTTCTGATTGGATACGCCGAATGGGCCTTCACCTGTATCATTCATTTCACGGCGTAACCGTTGAGCAAGTTGAAGATAATTCATTATTCATCACCTAATACTGTAATTGAGAATCGAGGTGCAAAGTATTCTTCTAATTTACCATCATCAACAAGTTTGAAACGATGATCGCCAGCTTTAGCCAATAATTGATATGCAGGCTCTGGAATTGATACCTCTTCTCCACGTTTGATTAGCGCATCCCAATCACCGAGACCTACATAAACATCACTATTGTCAGTTTCGCTTGGTGCAATAATGATTCGTACACGTTTATGCGCAGACAATGGAAGATCACTTTGCGTTTCTTGTGGCACTTGAGATTGTAATTGCACTTCCGCATCAGGGCGTAAAATGCCATTTGCTGATTCAAATTCAAGAATTGCTTGAACTAATTCTTCTTTTTTGCCGTCTTTTTCAACGCCGCAATAATCACGCAAATGAGCAACTAATTCTTCTTTTGTTGCTTTTTTTAAATCAATAAATGGATAAGCCATTGTGTCCTCACTAAAAAAATAAAGCCCTCGCAAGGAGGGCTTTTGGTTTACGAATTAAAACTAAAGTGATGATGCAGCCACTTCTAAACGAACTAACCAAGCATCGTTTAGGATTTTACCTGCCCACCAAGTTTTCCATGCAACTGAACCTTTTTGACCTAAAGGGTCGCCTTGCTCTGCCTTACCAGGATTGCGCACTAAAATTTGTGCGGCATCTTTACCTTTTAACGGGCAAGTTGCGTAAGCATCTTGACCAAATACGGCTATTTTATACACGTCCGCTTTAGATCCAGCAGTAGATAACACTTTATTGCCCGTTGGTGTACCACCTTTGTTGATTTCAGGCGTAAATAAAGGCGATGTAATAAAGCGCACGTTTTCCACTGTTCCAAACTCTTGTGGGACAATAGGCTGACGAGAGCCGTATTCTGCAACTGGAGTAAATCCAGGCAAGCTGCGAATATCAGCCTCTAAGTCAGTATGACATACCGCAATATATGCGGCTTCAATCGGTTTAGTACCGTATTTGATTGAGCCATCAAGGATAGATGTTTTTTTCTTCGCACGATTGCGCTGCAACTTACGAACAGCCGCTCGAACATGATTAATGCTTAATGCAGTGTTTACATCGTTTGATGATGTACCGTTGGCAAAGATTACATTTGTACCACCACTAATCGCGCCCCAAGCCAAAAGCTCGGTAGTCTCAGCGGCTTGTTCGCCAGAAATCAACACCAAGTCACTTAAAACCTGATCTTCGTGCGTATCTTGAATTACATCTGTAATTTCAGACCAAGAACCATACTGCCCCAATGTTGCGGTCACATCCTCATACACCATTTTTTGAGAGTCCGGAGTAACACCCTCAGTTAATGGAGTTGTTGCCGGCGCAAACGGTTTAGGACGGCGGAATTTAATAGTTTGCGTCTTGTTTTGCGGGATTGGCTTTGTTTGTCCAAGCTTATTTAAAATCAATACAGGCTCAGCATGAGCAAGCATTTTAGCTTCTGCATAAACTTGTGTACGTGGTGAAATATCTGTATATGTAGTTGTAGCCATGATAAATTTTCCTCAAATGAACTAACTTACTTATCGCTGTTTAGCAAATTCAGCAGCGAATTGGTTGAACAACGATTCTTCATCAACATCATTGCCACCTTTTGGACTTGTGCGACCAGTAGGAAGTGACAATGCCGAAAGTTGTTGAGAACGTTTATTCCGTTGCTCTGAGATTGATGCGGCAGTCTTTTTGTATTCATTGAGTAAGTAGATGGCATCTTGCGGGTCGTCTGATTTAAACAATGCTTTGATGCCTTTTGGTTGATTATCTACCCATCTATGAAACATTGGATCGCCTAAAATGTCGTTTGCATCAGGAACTACTTGAGTCACTAAAGAGATTGAGCTATCAAGTTGTTGCTGCGCAAAATCTTGCATGTTTGCATCGACCATCTGAGCAATCGGCGCTGAAATATCATTAAGGCGTTGATTTTGTCCGGCAATAAAGCGGGATAAAAACTCAGCAACTTCTGGATAGTCCACACGCAAATTATCTAACTCACCATCAAAGGTAGTTTGACTTTGCTCGAGCTGTTCTAACGCTGCCTTAGCCTGTTGATATTTCTTAGAGAGAGCGCCAACACGACCACGTTGAGATTTAGCCATGTGTTCGTATCTCTCTTTTTCTGCTTTCATCAAACGGAAATGATCTTTCACTTCATCTGTGGCATCAGATAACCATTCAGGCAATACTTCCTCTTTTTCATCCGGCTGTTGCGGGATATTTTCGTGAGTGGTATCTTCCATGCGCTGATCGGGCGCTGGCTGTTTGGTTTCATCTGCGACTGACGGTTTAACTTCAGCAGTTAGTCCACCTGATTCAAGTTGATTAGCGGCCTCATCGAAAGCGGCATCAGCATTAAATTCTGTGGTGTCTTGATTTTCCATTTATTACCTCATTAAGCGGCATATAGCGGCTTGTGATAATTCGTTGATAACAAAAAAGCCCACTCATTGAGCGGGCTTGTATTTAACCGTTTAGATCTGATACTAAACTTCTTAATTCTTTAATCTGACCTCTTAGAATATTGTATTGCTGAGGCGTTAAGCCCTCAGCGCATAAATCCTGACAATATTCATCGATCCGTTTATTTAGGTAGGAGATTAGAGAATTTCTATCTGTTGAACTTGATAAAATCAATTTCTGCATAAAATCTCCAATAAAAAACCGCACTTTCTAAAAGATTGTGCGGTTATAAGTTCACGAAAAGATCTAACTGTTTAATTTGCAAAAACTCTTGATTAAGGGCTTGCTTCTCTGACTTGCATTGTTGCAGCAACTTCCCTCGTTCAGTGGCGCGTTGCGTATATTCGGCTTTCTTCTGCTCCCATAATGCCATCTTGTTTTTGACTTCATCACGGCGAGCAATACCCTCTGTCCAGTAATCCCATAAAGCTAAGAAACATTCCTCTTGGTAATTTTCCAAGCGTTCTTTTAAATCGGCACGCACTTTGTTTGGGTTAAGCCCAAATAACCACCCATTGAGTTTTTTAATCGGAATACATAACATTTCACGGTTTTTGCCATCTTTGGCAACCGTGGTGATATGTCCACAGTTGAATTTCTCACTCTGTTTCATCAGTTTTTTATGCTGACCTTTCCAGTCTAACCCAATTCCCTCCACAATCTCACGCATTGCCACATAAGCCACGCCGTTGTTGTCCACTAAAGTAACTTCTTTACCTAAAAATTCTGCAGTTAATGTTTGCATATTTCTTCCTGTTTTATCCACCAAAGAGAGCCTGTAAGAAGCAGTGAGTGGAGAAAGGAAGCACCGCTTGTCACGTGTACATCTCTATCTTACAGGCAATAAAAAACCCGCCAATTCAAGCGGGTTGTAAAATTTCAATAAAAAACCGAATTGCATTTCTACAATTCGGCTATTTTGTTGAATTTTACTGCAAATATTTTTAAATGTCAATGGATTAGTGTGTATTTAATCCCTCCATTTGTCGATATTTACGCAACAATCGTGCTTGTACGCCGCTCATTTCTTTGTTGTATCGTTTGATTCCGTTTTCATAGGCGACTGCGCTAATCTGCCCGGAACGTAAAGCACGGGTAAGCTTGCTCTTTTCCGCTCTTGCTTGCTTAATAATGCTTTCTTCTTCTTGACTAAATTTAATCATTTTGATTTTGTCATTATCAAGCCATCCATCTAACGCTTTACGCTCTTTTCTTGATTCGTACTCAGCCTTAACCTTTCTAGCCTCTTCGCTTGCCTCATAGTATCGGCTTTGAATTGCAAATTCGTTTGTTGTGCCGATGAATTGATTTAAGAGAGGTGTACGAGTTTTACGGCCAAGCTGTTCACGATTTGGATTTTCCACAAGAACAGTGTTCAACTCCCTTAAGCTTCCAAGCATTGCGCCATAGCCATCAAATAGATTTTTGATTTGCTCAGGGTGCATATCAATACCTAGTGAATCATTAAGATAAATAGCTGCATCCTTCCAGAATTGAGCAGTTGTCACTTTGGATTGTTCTGCTTTTAACTTATCTCTACTCACATAGTTAGTCGTAATTTGCCCTCCAAAAGCGGAGCGGTTTAAGGCGTTTTGTACTAGCGGTTGCAGTATTGATGGAGTAATAGTTAATGCAGCTTTCTCCAATGGGTATTTAGCAGCGGAAATTTCAGACGGTGAAACTGGCGAGAATGTTTTGAGAGAATGCACAAACATATTAGTGCCGGCCTCAGTCATTGAAATATCGCCAACCGCACCTTTTACAAGGTTTGTTGAAAAATTCCATGCCATTTGCGCCATACCAAAACCAACTGGGATTTTGAAGTATTTACCCTCACCAAGTGGAATCGGGATATAACGAGTGATGTCGCCAAGCTGATCCATTTTATTGCCGCCCTCGTCCTCATCGTCCATCGAGCGCAATACAGTGTAAAGCGAAGTCATTACCGCCATGTATGCAGCAAAGCGGATTTGACCTTTACGAGTGGATAGGTAACGCATTAAGTTGGCCGCACCCATTACAGTTGGTTGCGAGAACATATACAATGCTT